CATCCTTCTTCCTACGTCCCACTTTTGTAAAATGGGGTCGTCTTCCTCAAACAGTGCCATAATCCTCTGCTCTAGCGGCAGGCGGGAGAGATTTCGCCTGGGCTGTTGCTTTGGTAAGGCCATAAGTTTTCGGAAGAAATAAGCGGTGTTCCGGTTGAATATCATTGGCTTAGATTGAATCTGCCAATAATACCTCTGGTTCCACTTATTTCGGGGAAGCCTCCTCGATGAGAAGAGATGTGTGTCAGTTGATTCAGACATAGGCCCAAAGAACTGTTGCCGCACGAAGTGCGGTAGATAGCTCCTGAGCATCTGAATCGTTTTACTTAGGCACACACCCCACTGCCAGGGTTTAGCATGCTCCATGGTAAAGAGCATGTTGTGCAAGTACAAAATGTCTTGCACCCCTCGCAATCTCCTCTTAAGGAAGACAGGGCGAACATCATACCCAAGGAAGTAATCCTTACCGCAGGATTCGCGAAATGGCCCGGTTGAATAAGATTTCTCCGTATTCAACTTAAAGCCACAAAGCGAAATTAACTCCTGTAAGTAAGGATATGCAGTATTAGGGACAATTAAGTCATCCCCATATACCGCACACTTCCGGTCACTATTGGTTCGCCTGATGCTACAACGCACCAGGGCACCAAAAACCAGTGACTCCAAAGCGAAGGTGTAGCCGTTTCCCATTGAGGAAATCTTCTCCAATGGATGCTTAATGCCTAGGACGTGAGTATACTCACACCTGAGGTCTAGCAATAGGCTGTACCAAGCCTCTGGAAGGAACATCTCACAAATTTTAAGTGAGATTAGATCTGAAGCCATTGAAAGATCGACTGTCACGCTTTCACCTGTGACAGACGCTTCATGTGCCAAGACCTGGTTCCTTTCTTGAGAGTTGAGATCGAAACCCCACCGCCTTAAAAGGCGACGGCGGATAACGTGATCAACTCCCAACTGAAAGAAAACATTCAGTAGAGGTTCAATCGCGATCGTTCGGTCAGTTTCGAACGATTTGGGTACGGTGGTGGTTCGGCTGCAATCAACCACCTTCAGGACAGTCTGCCAGAACTGGCTCGTGTCAATTGGGTGGCCAATTGGTATCGACGATGTTTTCCGATACCAATTGTCTAAGGCACCAATCCATTGCGGGTTGGTGCTGATCGCCTCCTTGGCCAGGTAAGATGCGCCTTGGGTTAGGGTATAGGGCAGGGTAGACCACTTGAAATACTCAGTGGAACATCCTTTCCTGTATTGCCTACTCAAGGACACACCAGGCCCATGTTTAGCGTGCTCGATAACACTATCGAGGTTGGGGTTATCCCCAAGGAGCTCACTGATGTCTTTTCTAATCTCCTCAACGACACCCAGAAATTTCGGGTGTTTTTCATTGAGGACAGACAGTGCCTTGTGATTTTCATCATTGAAAGCACTACACAACCGATCCGCCTCGATAAATTTCTCGATAGCGGGGGTTCGTGTATCAGTTCCCTTGAAGGGGTACTTCTTGAGGAATGAGCCGACCTGGTACAGAGCGAAGAACGCTTGTGCGTTTTCTTTCTCTGTCCCGGTTAGTTCCAACATACGTCGTGGTTGAAACAACGGGATCGCCTTAAATAGTTGAGTGACCGACCGATAACGAACAGCCAGCTTGACCTTACGGATAAGGTCATTGCAGCCAGCTTCGTTTAACACGGTTAGCGCACCTTCTGCTAAGGGTATATCCCACAACTCGGTAATCATCGAACCAAGAACCTTAAATTCAAGGTTCTTGGGTAGAGTCAACTTTACGTTGACTCGCTTGTTCTTTTTCACAAATTTCATGTGGAAAAGTACCTCCTGGGTGTAGAGTTTAAGTCAGTTAATTACAAAATTGACAAGGTCCCATACGCCAAGCAGAACGTGCACTATTTCTAGTAGCAAGCCTGCTAAAAGCGTTAAGACCTGACTCACGAACTCAATAAGGTCAGGTGAGGAAAACATTATATTTCAAGGTTTTCCATCAATTTGACCATAAGAGTATCGTCATCCAGTGCAGCG